TGGACATCAACAAACTGCAGAATGAGTACGGTACCCAACGTCAAGCCCAAGAACAAGCCGGATTAGATACTGCTTATCAGGACTTCTTGAACCAGCAACGCTTCCCGTATCAACAGCTTGAGTTTATGAACTCCATGCTGCGCGGCACTCCGATGGGCACTGTGTCCTCGATGTACGCCCCCGGTCCTAGTGCTATGTCACAACTGGCTGGTCTTGGTACTGCGGCTTACGGTTTGAGTCGGATGAAAGAAGGCGGCGAAGTTAGACCAGCAGGGTTGGCAGAGCTGGCACTTAAGAAAATGGCTTGAGGCACAAATATGCTGAACGTACAAAATATGACCGCAAAACTGGCAAGTTTGCCAGATCAGGCATTGCAGCAATACGCTGCCATGAACAAGAACGACCCCTACATCATGGCGTTGGCGGTGTCGGAATCCAACCGCCGTAAACAGGTCCGCGCCGCGCAGCAAGCGCAGGGTATGCAGGAACAGCCCAAGGTTGTTGATCAGGCAGTTGCCGAGATGGCGCCCCAACAACCCATGCCAGAAGACGTAGGCATTGGTCAGTTACCTGCTGGTGAGATGGAGTTTGCTGAAGGTGGTATTTTGGCGTTTGCGCCCGGCGGTGCCACAGGAGGTCCCAACGCCTCTTTTGTTCAATTTTTAAGCAGTATTGGCAAATCGGCTAAAGATTTTGTCGAAGCCACACCTAAAGAACAGCAAGCGTTAAAGGCCGCGTTTGAAAAAGCTACACAGGGCCCACGCATGCCTGCGCCTACTGCGGCAGCGCCCGCTGCGGCAGCGCCAAGTGCTGCTGCTACTTCAACTACCCCTAAAGCTGGTGCTCTTGGACGCCTTTCACGGTATCTACAAAACCCTTACGTACTTGGTCTGGGAGCGACGTACGAAGCGTCTAAAATCCCGGCGGTTCGGGATGCAGTGAGCGGTACATACGACGCGATAAAAGACTTCGCCATGAGTGATCGTTTCTTATCAGACGAGGATAGAGCTGTTATTCAGCCACCACCTCCAGCCCCTCCCGCACCGCGTCCGGCTGTGCCTGCGGGGAGTACGATTGAATCCGACGCTATGCGAAATCGTTCGCGAGCAGCAGTCGCACAAGATAAGGCGTCAGAGAAACCGGTAAGTGAATCAGATGCAGCAATAACTGAAGCGTTAGCCGCAGCGACTGCGCTAACCACTGGTCGCAGTCAGGGACTTCCAGCGCTTCCAAAGTCATCTCTTCCTACGGATCGAAAAGGATATGAGGAATTATATGGCCTTGGTGCACTGGGCAAGCAGTATGATGATTTGGAAAAGAAAGGCAAAGCTGCAGTAACCGCGCAGGGAGAGGCAGACAAAAAAGCCCTAGCCAAAATTAATCGGGATAACAAAGCATTAGGCGAGTATGGTGTTGAACGCGAAGCTAAACTCAACAAACAGCTTAAAGAGCTTGAGGGCAAAGAAGACAAAAACGTCAGCATGGCGCTTCTTGAAGCTGGTCTGGCAATGATGGCTGGTAATTCTCAGTACGCATTTGAGAACATCGGGAAGGGCGCACTAGTCGGTACTAAAGCGTACAAAGAAGGTGTGGATAAAATTGACGCGCGTCGCGATAAACTAGATGAAGCACTTGCCAATTTGCAGGATATTCGCCGTGGCGAGAAGAAGGCTACTATGGCAGAAATACGCGCTGCTGAAGCTAAAGTTGACAGTAACGCAGCCGGTTTAGCTCGTGTAACCTACGAAGTAGGCAGAGATAAGCTCAACATGACGAAAGAGATTGCTACAACCGCTGCAAACTCATACGTTAATTCTGTACTGCAAACAGAGAAAATTGCCGCTGATCGAGACATTGCTTCCGCAGGCCTTGTTGCAGGTGATCGTCGCCTTCAGGCAGAACTGATGACCCGCCTTGCAATTGCAAGGTTGCCTACTGGGGACCTGCAACTGTATCAGCAACTTGGTGACGGTGACATAAAATCAGGCGTTGACGCTATGGCGGCAATTAAAGCAAAATATGCTCAACAAGCCAACCGAGAAGATGCGTATGCTAAGTTCCGTGCCGAGCTTATTAAAGGCGGTATTACAGAAGGGTTGCCTAGCTTTGCGGAATTTAACGCCATGTATAAAGATAACTGGGAGGCTCCAACAGGAAACGCTACCGTGGTTAAGCCAAAGTAGTATAATAAATAAATCCTCAACGTCCGGTAGTTGGGGAGTTTTGTCAAAATCCGAGGACTCATTGTTATGGCTAACTACATTAAACTACCCGATGGTAAATACTATGAAGCACCAGAGGGGTTTAACGCCGCTCAAGCGTACGCTAAAGCCAGACAAGATTATCCAGAGTCCTTTGGCATTACGCCCCCCACACCAGAAACTGGGTTTACTGCAGGTTTAAAGTCTGGTTTTGAAAGCCTCAAGGGTGATATTGGTGCTATCGGTGCCGGGCTGGGTATCGAAGGTGGGGCGGAATACGCCAAGGCACAGCGGGAAAAAGCCGCTCAAATTGCCCAGACTCCCGAGCTAACTGAAGACCCCTGGGGCTACGTCACCACCCTGTTGGGACAATCTGCCGCTTACATGGCGGCTCCTATTGCTGGCGCTGCGTTAGTTGGGTCCGCTCCTGTATCGGGCGCTCTTGGTCTTAGTGCTCTTGGTGCTGGCATGTTGGGTGCTGGCGCAGTTTCTGCCACACAGTTCACGGGTTCTAACTTATCTCGCCAGCTAGAAGAAGGCACGGCTCCCGAAGACCTCCAACTCGGTGCTGCCGTTGCCGCTGCGGTTCCTCAAGCTGCGCTAGATACCGTCGCCTTGAAATTCATACCCGGCGTCAATAAGCTCGTCGGTAAATTTGGACGGGAGCTGACCAAGGAAGAATCGCTGAATGCCGCACGTAAACTCGCGCAAGCATCTGCAGCAGGCGTTATTAAAGCTGGTGGGGTTAAAACACTTCAAACTGCTGGCATTGAGGGTTTGACTGAAGCCGGGCAAGTTGTATTTGAGCGTATGCAGGCCGGTCTAGACTTAATGGACGAGCAGGCCCGTAACGAATATATTGATAACTTTGTAGGCGGTGCCACGCTGGGTGGTTTGTTTGGAGCGGGTAGCCGCATCGGTGCTCAGAGCCGCGCTAAAGCCGAAGTAGCTCAAGAAGAACAGCGCATAGCTGCCGAGCAACCTGTTGTAGAAACAATGCCGGAAGTACCGGAACAGCCTGTAACTGAAACAGCTGCACCTCCCGCACCTCCCGCACCTGTAGGATCAGGGATTACCTTATCTGACCAGTACGACGCTTTGCGTAATCAACTAGCAGAAATCCAAGATCAGCTTGCGGCAGGGCCAGATTTAGATACGCAAGACGCACTTATTACCCAGCTTGAGGAGACGCAAGCGAAGATGCAGGAGCTAGCACCCGCCGTGATAGAGCGGGGCGGCGTAACAATGTCAGAGCAGGACCTTGCTGAAGCCGAACAGGGTCTGACAAGCGAGGAAACAGCGCTCAAAGCAAAACTGGACAAGACTGAAAAAGACCGTTTAGTTGCGCTTGAGCAAATGGACGTTGAAAAAGCCAAAAAGTTAGGCGAAAAAACTCGTCAATTGCAGGCGCAGATACAAGAGCTTCCGGGTAAGCGACAGGCTTTAGACCCCTTCCGTCAGCGCCTAGAGGAACTACGTGCTCGTCAAGCCACACCTGTTGGGCAAACGACAGAAATGTTTACGGCGGCTACTGAAGGTGAAAAGGCAAAAGCAACGCCTGTTAAGTTTGAGAACATGGTAGGCGCTCCAGTAACAGGCATGCCTACGGCTGAACGCGAAGCCGAACGGGCGCTCGTACGTGAAGAAAAAGCGGCAGTGCCGAAAGAACAGGTTGAGCAGATTAAGCAACTTGAAAACGAGCTAGCCACCACCCTTTCCGAAGCCCGCAAAACTAAAGATACCAATTTAGTTGGTCCGCAGTCTTCTTGGGGCGGTCCATTTACTTTGCAAGGCCCTAGAGGCGCTAAAGTTTTTGAAGTAATCAAAAAAATAAACGAAGCACAAAACAAACTATCCCGTACCGTTAACCAAGATGAGCGGGCTGGTGAGAGCTTTAACAATACGTTTGATATTTTTTCCGTTACCAATTTTTTACGCGAAGCAATTCGGCGTGGTGACGAGCGAACCATACTAAACATCACCCGCGCAAACGACTCAGAAGCTCTAAACAAGTTACTAGACGAAAAGAAAACCGAGCGCGATCGACTAGCTGAGATTCTTGGCAAAAAGATGGGTACCGATACACGCGGTGTCAAGCGCGAACGCGCTAATCTGTTTGACGCTTTCTACCCTGACCCGAAAGAAAGAGCAAGATTTGCTAACGGAACAAACGAAGAAAAGATCGAACGTCAAAAAATAGATAGAAACGGCAATCCCGTTTTTAATAAAAAAACTGGGCAACCTGTTATGGAGCGCATTCGGCTTCAGGATGTGTATGACAAGGGCGGCAAGGCGGCGGTTGAGTACGAAATCGTCATGGATCGCGTTACTGACTTAGTGGGGAAGGTGACAAAACCACAAGGCAACGCTAAAAAATCGTTATACGCAGAAGCTGTTGATCTGTACAACCAGATCGAAGAATTGAAAGCGCAGCAAGCATCAGGTATAGATACGCCCACACTAGCCGACAAGGCAAAAGACCTCAACGCTAAGTTTGGAAAAGGCGAGCCCGCTGGCGAACGGCAGTTGACCAAGATGGGTGCGTACAATCTGCAGCGCAAAATTGACGGCTTAACAAACCGGTACAACGCTTTGATTGGCAGAATTACACCGATTCGCGACAAAGTTTTGGCTGAGTACGCATCCCTGTATACCACTACAAAAACGTCCGTCACGGAAGAAGAAGCTAAAAATATTGAACGCGCTAAACAGCGTGAGGCTAAGAAAGCCGAACAAAAGGAACAAGAGCGTTCTGGTTATTTGCGCGACTTAGCCATTCAGTACGGACAGGAAACCGACGCGTACACTAAATTTGCTGAAACAACAACGAACCCCAAGCTGCTAGAAGAAAAAGCGCTTGAACTTGGCAAAAAAGATAAACGCTTCAAAAAATCTTACGAAGCGGAAATGGAAGATCGGGCAGGGGAAGTTAAGCCAAAAGTTTCCAAGTCTCGCGCTGCTGCTACGCAAGCTCGAATTGCCCGAGGTAATCTCCGTCCCGAAGCTGAAAAAGATTTAGCAACACGTAACGTAGCCTTTAATATTGGTGTTGAGACTAAAGAATTTGAGCAGTTTAACGAAGGGCTGAGTAAAAGACTGGATGCTCTTCGTAAAAAATACGGAGAAAATGACCCGGCAGTGCAAGCGTTCAAACTTGATGCTGGTAATCAACGTAAAGCTAAAGCTATTGAGCTAGGTAAAAAGACCCCGGCATACCGCCAAGCACTTGCCGAGCAAACCAAGAAGTTACAAGAAGCGAGTGCTGGCGCAACAGCCGCAGGGTTCCCGCAAACAACTAAGTCAAAACGTACCCCACAAGAAACACGTCGTTCGAGTGGTGCTCCCAAAACTATTCGTACAGGAGCGACAGGCGAGGAAAAAGCACTTGTTTATAAAGGCCCGCGTGGGGGACGACAAGGTGCAGCTGATTTTGCGGCGGTGCCAAGTGGGTGGACAGCAGAGAATCAATATTACGATGTACTACGTGGAGTAGACGAAGCCGCAAGTCAGCTTGATCTTAGCGATGCCCCCAAGAGGTTCTTGCGCGGCGTTGAGACAGATAGTGTGGCGTTGTCGGACATGCAAGTCCGCATGTTGGAGAAAAATAATCTTCCCGGTGCACTGGACGCAATCGTTACCGACGATCGCATCGACCCGGTTAGCCGCACAGTAGCTAAAGTTTTGCGTAAGTTCTTAGACTACACCAGCGTTGAAATAAAGAACACGTTGATTGACGATGGAAAAGAAGTTTTAGGCGCCGCAAACAGTACAAATATTTGGCTAAACCGAAATGGTGGCTTGTCTATTGAAGCACTGCTGCATGAAGGTACGCACGCTGCTGCTGAACGGATTGTGCAGTTGGCAAAAACAAACCCCTCTGCTTTAACTAAAGAACAGCGTTTGGCAATCAACGAACTGAACGCTATTTATAACGCAGTAAGAAACGACCCCGCATTTACCAGCTCAAATGCTAAGAGCAGCCTAACGGAGTTCGTGGCAGAAGTCATGTCAAACCGTAATCTGCAAGCGCAATTAAGTAAGCGCAAGTGGACTATGAGCAATATGTGGAATGCGTTTAAGTCCAGTATTTTACGGCTTCTGGGGATTAAACCTGATGAAGTTAAGACAATGCTTGGCGCATCAATGGTTTCTGTTGAAGCACTGTTTATTCCATCAAGTATGCGCACCGTTGGCGGTGTAGAAACAAAAACCGAAGGCCGCACTCTGTCTGCTAAAGATATTGCAGCGCTGGCTACGGACAGTAACTCTATGCGGCAGTTCGCAGAACAGTTCGGTTCTGTTATAAAACAATCCGATCGCACGCCTGAAGACGTAGAAAGAATTGCAATACAGCAGATGGACGCAATTATGTCCAGTGCTAATAAAGGCCTTCCTGTTGTTACTGCGGGATCAATTACACCGGCTTTTAAACGGCTCGTCATAATGTCAGACGGTAAGGAGTTTGATCCTGACAATATGCTTCATTACGCAGAAGCGACGGCTGAAACTTTTGCAGCACTAGATTTTTTAAAACAGGACAACGGTGTGTTAAGGGATAGAACTGCGCGTTCTATAAACAATGAACGCAAAGACGCTATAACTAGCTTGTTTAACTATTTAGTAAGTAAATATAACAACTTTACGATGGCTGAAACTGCGCTTGTCCTTAAAGCTGCAACGCAGTTTGGTGTTATTTCTGGTGAAGACGGTAAATTAAAGTTAGTTAAACTGGATAAAAACAATGAACACCCAGTTGCAGTTATTGGTGCTACAAACACAAACGCCATCATTGAAGAACTTCGCGCGGGGAAGGGATTAAAAGAAGCGTTTATTGACGGTATGCAGAAAGCTGCAGACGCTGCTGCGCAAAAAAATACTCGCTTCAATGGTTGGAAGAAATTCGAGCAGTCTAAAGAACACGAAGCCGCTGTTGCGTTAAACGAGGGCGCTGCTAACACGTCTTGGTGTACAGGGGCTAGCTTAGGCCACGCAAAAAGTCAGATTGAGTCGGGAGACTTTTATATTTATTACAAGAACGGCAAGCCGGAAGTGGCTGTGCGAATGGTTGGCAGCGGCATTATTGGGGAGGTTCGCGGTAACACACCGAAGCAAGCGCTTACTGATGCACAGCAAAAGATAGCTAAAGAATTTTTACAAAACAGTTCTTTTGCTGATACACAAGACTATTTGCAAGATTTTAATTTAAAACAAGCACTAGTTGAAGCCGCAAGAACAGACCAGCTGTTACCAGAAGAGATTTTCTTAAATATTGTCCCCCACAGAAGCTGGATTGATGACGATGGCGTAATTAAAGAAAAGCAAATTATAAGAGCTCTGGAGTTTAGGAGTGTGCTCGGCTACGCTTTTACACCTAGCGTTTCTCCAACTGTTATTAAAAAATTTATTAAACTTGTAGAAAAAAGTTCGTTACATTTTGCTAAACAAGAACGGTTTGTCCTTAGCAGACTGATTTTTAAAAACGGTGATTTTGAACCTGTTAAACTTTTTGGTGAAAAATTCAGTCCAACAATTTCAACCGTTAAAAGCGCTCAAGCACTCACCATAAGCGGTTTGCAGCCAAAGACTAAATTTAGCTTTCTTTTGGACGGTGACGTAGAGAATAGACAAATAACGCTACCAGTTCTTGAGCACGTAAACGAACTGGTTTTGGGTAGCTCTAGTGACGATTTGATACTCCCCGCTTTAAAAACTTTAAATAACATAAGCCCGTATAAAAGCGCTGTTGTTAGTACGCCAGCCAACGTGAAAATAGGGCAGATTTCGCCCGTTACTGACAGCCGGATTAGTGAGTTAACGATAAAAGGCGCTAAAAATATAGGCAACGTTCAGATGTCTTCGTTTGGTAGAGCAATAAACGTAGATGCTCCCGATGCACTATACGCAAACGTCATTTACGAAGACCCAACACAGTTTAAGACGGAGATGTTTTCGCGTGCTTTTGAAAAATATTTGAAAAACTATAATCTGGTACCCCGTCTTGACGCTTTGCGTCTTATGCGTCTCGGAGTTGATACGGATGTTGACAAGAAAAGTGTTGAACTTGTAGAGCAAAAACTTAAACGGTTTGCACTTGATTTAGTAGAAGCACAAGACAGGTTAACTGGGCGAGACACGATATACGATTTTGACAATTATTGGAAGGAGACTGTAAACAGCGCCGATCTTGTTGAAAACGGTTTTTCTGACGTAGTCGCTACGCTTTTTAAAGACGCTTCTGCAATTCCTGCTGATGAACTTAACATAATAGCGAATAGAGTCTTTGCAAGTTCTGACGGGCTTGTCCGCATGGTTGACACCGTTAACCTTGCGCCTCCTACGTTTGAGGCACCGAACTGGGTAGCCGATAGACCGCCTATCCAAACGCTTATTGAAGCAAAAGAAAAGATTAGCTTTGCGCCTAAAAGTGTTGGCGTTGTTGAGAAGTCTAAAGGCGTGTTTTCTTTTGTTCGTAAAAATGAGCCGGTCAGTTCTGTTGTGGCGCAGCCAAAAGGGTTCATTGACAATTTATTTGGTAACTTGTTTGGTTTAACGGGGCGTGTTCAGCTTATCGACCAGTACGCGGCAACAGAAACCGTTGGTAGAAAAGGCGTAAGCGCTGGGCAAATTAAAAGCGAAGAAGCGACTAACGTTAATTATTTGTTGCGTTTTGGTCAGCAAGTGTCGCAATTTGCCGGTCAGTTTATGACTAATGGCCCTGTTGTCATGGAAACGTCTGTTCGTAACGGGGTAACAACCTCGTTGTACCGCTCAACCAAAGGTACGTCAATGATGGACGTAGCGCAGGCATTGTCCCAAGCTAAACTTGGTAGTGACACTCAGCAGGAAGTTGACTTTACGCTGTATTTAGCAGGCGAACGCGCTCGACAGGTAGGTTGGGACAAACTTAATTTTGAGAGCCCGGCTAAAGCACAAGCAGAGTATCAAGCCTTATTGCAAAAGTTGGCGCTGAATCCGGAAGCGGAGAAAGCGTTTAAAGCTGCGCGTAACTTGTATAAAGAATATAACGCTGGCTTGCTGGACTTCCTTGTTCAGACAGGTTATTTGACACAACAAAAAGCAGCAGAACTTAAGAGTATTACTTACGTGCCGTTCTACCGTATTAAAGACGGCGCGGTTGATTTGATGATCGACAAAGAGCGTGCAGTTCGCCTGTCCAATATCAAGGACGAGCCCATTTTGCAGCAACTGATTGGTGACAATAAATCAATCTTGCCGATCTTTACCAGTGCCGCTCAAAACACGTTTTTGCTTACACGGATGGGTTTGCGTAACCAAGCGGTTAAAGAAACATCATTTATGTTGCAAAAGCTGGGCGTTGCAACACGCTTAACAAAAGGTAAAGGACCTGCTAGTGCAGACGTTGTGCGTTTTAAACGCAAAGGCGAAGATTACTATGCGTTGATTGACGCCGATGCCTATGGCGTGCCTGCCGAACTTATTGTGCGCGGCATGGAAGGTATTAAGACAACCATCCCGGTTGTGTTCAAAGCAATGGGTGTGCCTGCAACGGTTTTAAGAAACTTTGTTGTGCGCAACCCTGCGTATGCGGTTCGACAAGTTATTCGTGATCCGTTAAACGCGTGGCTAACTAACGGCACAGACGCTCCCCCAGTTCTGTCTTCAATGAAAGAGCTTGCTAAGATGGTGGCTGGACGCAGCCCAACGGAAAACGCTTTGATGAGTACGGGCGCTATTAGTAGCAACGTTTACTCCGGTGATGAACGTGATATGGCTAAGTTCATCAAAGACATTTCTTCTGGTCGAAGTGGTTGGGATAAACTGGTTGCCCGTGCAGACGCTTTTGCTTTACAGGGGGATTCTGCGACTCGGGCTGTTATTTACGAAGACTCGCTTAAAAAGGGTTTATCTGAACAAGAAGCACTGCTTCGTACACTGGAGTCTATGAACTTTAGCCGACGAGGCGTGTCCCCCAGTATGCAGGTACTGTCTGTGCTAATTCCGTTCTTTAATGCGCAAATTCAGGGTTTGGACGTGCTCTATCGCGCCTATAAAGGCGAGCTGCCTTTTAGCCAGCAGTTGCAGATTAAAGAGAAGATGATTCGCCGCGCTGTATTGATGGCGGGTTTATCAATGGCGTATGCGTTGCTGATGGAAGACGACGAGGAGTACAAGCGGGCTCGTCCTGAAGAACGGCTCGCTAACTGGTTCGTTCCAAACCCGTTTGGCGAAGGTTTTATTAAAGTGCCTATCCCATTTGAGATGGGTTTCTTATTTAAGGCTTTGCCAGAGGCTATGATAAACGTGGCATTTGGCGACGAGCGGGCTGGCAACGCACTAAAAGGATTACGTACGTTATTGGGGCAAAGCAACCCATTCAGTATGCCGCAGGCAGTTAAACCTTTAACGGAAGTGTATTTAGGCAAATCGTTCTTTGGTGGAGATATTGAGTCTCAGCGCGAACGGACTCAAATGTTGGCAACTGACCGCTATCGTGATAACACAACGGAGGTATCTAGATTGCTCGGCGCGGTAACAGGTAAGTTGGGCGTGAGTGCAATCAGCCTAGATCATTTGATTCGGGGGTATACCGGTAGTCTTGGTATTGCGATTATTCAGTTGGCTAACCCGTTGCTGGCACCTGACACCCGTGCTGAGATAGCAGCGCCGTCTATGAAACCAAATCAAACACCTTTTATTGGTGGATTGTTTCAGAACGCAGAAGGACGCGGAACACTGGACGAAGCCTACGATCGTATGCTAGAGATTCAACAGATAAAAGGCACATATAACCGGCTGGTGCAGTCAGGCCAACGTGCAGAAGCAATAAAGTTTGCTCAAGAAAACGCTAACGAAATTGCATTGATGTCTGTGTCTGGTACTGTTCAACAACGGTTGGGTGCGCTAGCAGCAACTGAGCGTAAGATTAAAGCGTCCCCGTACATGACTCAACAACAGAAAGACGAGCGTCTAAAACGACTGTACGAAGCCAAGATGCGGATTGCTGACAGGTTCTTAAGTCTGGGACGCTAAGGCAGACGGGTAAACCAGACGCCGAGTTTGCCATCCTTGATGCCGGGGGTGGCTTTTACTCTATATCGAAATGGGAGCGCGGCTTTGAGTCCGCGCTCTCTGATCTTTTCTACGTCTAGTCCGGGGACAAAGAATCCCTCACCCTTATTCAAAGTCTGCCACGGGTAGTGAATTACCATCTAGTTCTTCGATCTTACGGGTTATGTGCATGACATTTACGCGCATGTTCGGGCCTTTGGTCCGCGCCAGCATGTCCTTCTTGATGTAGTGGATGCTGCCTTTGAACGCCTCCTCAAGCTGCTTCTTGAAGTCTGAGTAACCAAAGCTCATAGCCACGCAGTGCTGTTTCAGAAGCTGTTCTTCCAAGAAGTATTCGACATACCCCCCGGCGGCGACCTCATGCTCGACCCGTCCCAACACTTTACTGCGGGTAATTGAGGCGTCAATGGTCTCGCCGCTACCCCAACCAGCCAGAATACCCTTGTCGCTACCCTTACGGATGACGATAAAGTTGCCGTAATTCTCCCGGGTGTAAGCGTTCAGGACATCCTCAGCGGTGCGCACGTTCTTACGCAGGACGCCACGGGCTTTCTTGACGAGATTGTGTTGAGCTTCCACGATGTTCTTGACTGGCACGTTCAGCAGGTTAGCGTACTTCGGACCCGTCAGGATGGCAGATGCCACAGAGCAGGTACACGCGGCATGCCAGTAGCGCTCATCATCCACAAACTCCATAACCGTCTTGAGCTTGGCGTGGACTTTAGTCATGACTTCTTGGACAATATCTTGATGGGTAACTATCCAGCGAACCCACGCCTCGCCAGCTACGCCGTAGTTCTGCCGCACATTTTTCAAGATAACCCGGTCGCTATCAGCCCACTCCAGAGCCACGTTGGGCGTCCATTCCAGCATACGCAGCAGTTCCCCGTTGGAACTGTGTTGCCGCGCACCAGACATATAGTCGGATAAATGGACGTTGGAGGTCAGGGTACAGCTCGTGGACCATGTGCTGTTGTTGAGGCGCTCTTTGTTGGCGCCGCTCTCCATCCTGTCCTTACCCTGCGCTTCTGAAACGTCGAAGATAAACTCCGGCGCCCACTCCATGTCCTTGCGGCTCTTGCTGGTGATTTCGTCAATCAGCAGGGGCATACTGTTGAGCAGCCCCAAGCGGTTTTGCATGGCTACGGGGGATGTGCTCTTACTGGTACGGTACTTGATCGGATGCCCCCACACGCCAGCCTTTAGCTCCAACGTCAGCGACTTACCCGTACCCGACTCGGTTGAGCCAATGTGCCAGACAAAGCCGTCATAGTCTGTGAAACGCATTAGGGAAGACCCGAACGAGTCCAGCGCAATTGCCAGCATGGTGTTCATGTTCCGCTGAACCAGCAAGTCCCACGGCTTGCGCCAATTCTCTAGGCTACCTGCGTGGTTGGTATTGCGATTGATGTTCTCCAGCCCGGGCATTGGCACCGTGGTCTCGCGCCCGTCTTTGGTAAATACTCTGTTGTTATAGACGAACGAGCCGTCTTCTTGCCAGCCACACTGGGTGGGTACTGTGATTGCTTTCTTTGTCATAGATGCGTCCTCTACTGCTCCTCGAACATAGTCAAACAAATTGTTGTCATTGCCTTTCCCGAAAGACGCAATGATGTTTTGAGACGCCAAGACTTTGACGGTCTCATCTTTGCTGACCACCGCTTTTTGTGGAAGGATGACCGTTACCGCCCCATCGGGACGGTTCGCCGCTAGGTGAACGATGTGCTCCCCCTCTTGCTTCAGAATATCCACCACAAATAGGTCGTACGGCAGGATGGGCGTTTGCTTCTTGGTCTTGTTACCCTGCGCGTCTTCAATCTCTACTTCCTTGTACACGCCGCCGTTCTGTCCATAAGTGAACCCACGGGGTGCGTGGGGGCGGGTGACCACTTGTTGCTGTGCCACCGGAGGGGCAACGTCGATTGCATCCTCAATCTCATCCAACGGCTCTGGTGGCGGGGGTTCGTGGTTTAGGACAATTTGTTTCTCAGAGTCGTCAGTCCGAACCACCCGCCCCAGAATCAGGGGGTTGGTAATCTTGCCACGGTGCGGACAGGTACCGCAGATGCCGGGGTTTTCGCTATCGAGCTTCTCGCAGGAATACGGACCTTTAATATCTATGATCTTCTGGTGCATCCGCTCGTGGTCATACGGGTGCAGATCACTTAACCAGACCGCATACCCGGGTCCGTCTGAGCAGCACTTAGTCCACGATAGGAGCGCTCGCCAGATCGGCTCTTTGCCGTCCTCTTGGGCGTTCTCTACGTAGTCCCGAAGCTGTCCGCACCCAGTACCGGCGACTGTCTTGTCCCAGATTTGCTCGAAGCTGGTATCGGCGTTGTCCAGCAACTTGACCTGCGTAGCGTTGGGGTCTCGCTTGGGACGGGTACCGCCAATATCCATCATGCGATTGGGGAGCGGCTTAAACTCTTCCCGCAACTGTGAATCTATACAGTTAGCCAAGTCCTCAAACTCAAACCGCCCTGCCGTAGACATCAGCTTAACGGGACGAGGGGTGCCGTATTTCTTCTTGAAGTTGGTTGTGCCGGGGATACGCAGAACACGGGCGGCGTCAGCCGTTACCGCCATGTCGATCTTCATACCCTCTTGGACACACAGCCGCTTTAACTTCTCAGCAACAGGTTTCCAAACGTCTATCTCTAGCTCTTGGGTCAGGGGCCAGTAGCAGTGAATGCCGCCACCAGAAGCCACCACCCACGGCGCACCAAACACGTCAAGTCCAGTCTTCTTAAGGAACGCATCGAGTGCCAGAGCTGCCGCCTTCTTTGTGGTGTACCCGTCCATGTCGATGAACAGGGATTTGATCACCTTGGCGTTGACAGCCTCTCGCTTGCCCGGCTCTTTGAACGTAGCCAGCGCAAAGAATATGTCGGCTTTTTTATCAAGCCAGCGGTCTATGTGGGGTTGTGCTTCATTTATGCTCTCCAGAAATTGATGTTCTTTTCTTATTGTCAGTTCCGCTACGCAGTAGTGCCCGTTACCCGGGGACGGCAGAACCTCCGCTAAAAACTCAAGCGGCGTCATGGCAGTCCCTTTGATTAGTTGTCGAACAGGTCTTTTGTGTGCGTGTCTTTTACTTGACGGGGTTGGTCTGGGGTCAGCGCCAATCTAATAACCAGCTCTTCTACCCACTCTGGCGGGAGGTTTTTGAAGCCTTGAATCGTTGCGTAGTTGACTAGTTCTTCGTTTGTCAGAGTGCGCGGTTGAATGCCTTGCATGCTTTTCTCCAAGCCTCATCGGCGGTTGTACATGTTTGAAATATGCTAAGAAGTGTCTTAACGACTGGACGGTAGGCAACAAACACCTCCCCGCCATGAAACCAGTTGTAGACAGATTGCCGGGTAGCTCCAGACAAGTCTGCGATCTTTGCCACAGGAAACTCCAGATGCACCGCCCACCTCCCGAGCTGGTTACCCAGCGTCTTAGGCGCCTTCTTAACTGCTTGTATAGTTTGTTGTGAGTAAGCCATCGTAACGGGGGCCGAAGCCCCCTTTCTCCTTATTCGTCGTCCCAGTCATCTACCATGTCGGCTAAGGATGCCTTAGCAGTCGGCACGGCGCTTGGCTTCTTGGATTCCTTACGCACGGTTGGCTCGTCGTCATCGTCTTCCACCTCTACGGTGGCAGCTTTGGCTTTCTTAGCCTTGGGTGCGGGAGCTTCTTCTTCCTCTACTGGGGCGTGGCGGGTACCTTCGATAGCCAAGGGCTTAGATACTACACTATCCTGCTTGGCAACCGTCATAGTAATTGCCCGAATAGCGGCATCTGATTTGCTTTGCTCTATGATCCCGGGGCGCTCGTCATCAGTCAGCCAGCGCACGGGCTTGAAGAACAGCTTGGGGCTCTCTGACTTTGTGTCGAACTTCATACGGGTAACGAGTTCAGAGGGGTCGACGTTCTGCGCAACCAGATAACGGGCGTATGCCTGCAGGGGACGCTCCTCGCCGTTCTCCTCACCGAACACGCTCTTAGCTGGCAGAGTTAACTGCATGACATCGCCTTCCATATCGTTGGCGAGCACTACGGCAATACGTTGCTGGTAACGGCAAGCGCGGGTATTACCCTGACCCGATCCAGCGATGTTCTGGACACACTCAGCGCAACGTGACGCTTGGCGGTTCTCTGCATCAGGGGAGGGCTTCTCACCATCGGGCGACCAGCAGTCAGGCGCAGAGACAGTCGCCGCATCGTAGCTCTTGGCGTAGAACACACGGCTGACTTTGGGTGCGGCATTCACAATCACTACGTCAAGATAGCGCTCGTCAATTGCAGCAACTTCTTTACCAGAAGCCAGCAGACGGAAAACACCACCTTTGATAGAGATGCGCTTGCCACCACCGCCACCACCAGAGCCACCAGCTAGCGCCTTGGCAAGGTCAGACAGTTCGCCACGGTTCTTTGCGAACGCAGGCAATTTTGATGGGTTAAAAGGAACAACTTCACTCATTTCACTTCTCCTTAGTTTGAGGGCTTACGGACAGAAATCGAATACTCAGTCAACGAGTTCAATCCGGGGGGAACGACGCCGGGGTTTTCCTCAAGGAACGTAGCCATGTTGATCTGCGCAACGCGCTTCTCAAGCAAGTCTACGGCGTCATGTTCCATGATGAATTGTTTAAAGCTATCCCAGTCGTTAGTGCTGTACCTTGTGTGTTTAGCCAACGATACGGTGCCGCTGTTTGTGCGCATGGATGTTGTACCCAAGCGCAGCATCTGATCTTTCATGGCAATTTTTAGCTGATCTAGTTTGCCTTCTAGTTCTGCAATCTTACCTTCGTACTCGCGGCTCAGGCGTTGCTTCTCGTCGCGTATCTTTCGATACACCCGCGCCAGCTTATCCATTGGTATTTCTGCGGATTCTGCTTCTTCTGTCATTTGCTTCTCCTTGTCTAATGTTTGACATCATACAGGTTTTCTGTATTCATGCAAACGGTTTTTAATTTTTTATTTCACTATCGAACAAACTAACGAGTAACGAGTTGTCATCAACTTTGCCACTCATCGCCTTGAACAATTTCTTCTCAAGCGGACTTGATTGTATATGCACCACGGTGACTTTGTCTGAGTCCTGCCCCTTACGATCTGCGCGTGCAATACATTGGATGTACTGTTCAACACTCATCAGCGGACCAAAGAAAACAACAGTATCAGCGGCGGTCAAAGTGATGCCGTGTGCGGTTGCTTGAGGTTGCATGACAAGTACGCGTATCGTGTCGGTTGTCTGGAAGTCGTGGATGATCTGACCACGTTTGCTCGCCGACACATCGCCATGAATCTGCGCTACCCCCACGCCATGCTTGGTCAGGTGATGGGTGATTGTGTCAATGCTAGAGCGGAACAACGCAAAGATAATAACCTTGCGGTCGGTCTCTTCCAAAATCTCCCCCAACACATTGAGGCGCGGCGCGGCATCAAACTCGACAACCTCTTTGTCATCCGTGTATGCGGCGCCACACGAGATTTGTAGCAGCTTGCTAACCGCAACGCCAGCGTTGACAGCACTGATTACTTCACCCGCCGCCTTGACCAGCATCTGCTCTTTGAGCATGTTGTAGTACTTGGTTTGTTGCGAAGTCATCGGCACCTCGCGCGTCATGGTGATAACTGGCGGCAAGTCAAGACACTCGGCTTTACTAAAACGTATTGCTGGTTGAAGTGCGTCGAACACAGTATCGCGAGCGTTGGCTTTTGGCACCCACTTGAACTGCGTAACTTTGTACATAACCTTGTCACGCCACGCCGTGTAGAACTTAGGCACCCCGCCGGGATTCACGAGCTTTGCCAAGCCGTACGCATCAACAGGCGACTGCGATGCGGGCGTACCCGTCATCATCCACAGATAGGTCTCGGGCTTGATGATTGACGCCAACGCCTTCCATCGCCGCGTAGATGGGTTCTTGTATGCGTTAGCCTCGTCAACGATAACCAAGTCAAAACGACCGTCATTGTTGATCTCGTTTGCAATCAAGTTCAGCCCATCGTAGTTGGCAATCACGATCTCGTAGTCGCCCTGAATCATCTCGATGCGCCGCGCAGCTTGCGCATGGTGGGCAACAATAGCCGAGCGATGAATCACACTGCTGTTTATGTCACCCATCCACGCGCTGTGCATGATAGACAGCGGACACAGAATCAGCACACGGCGAACCTCGCCACGTTGCATCAAGTAGTCAGCCGCCCACAACGCAGACAGCGTCTTGCCTGTACCGGGGTCATTGAAACAAAACGCACGACGATATAGCGTCAGGAAAGCCGAGGTCTCTTTTTGGTGAGCCATTGGCGTAAACCTCCCGGGCCAACCGTAGCGTCTTGTGATTGGTGATGGCGCATGCTTCACGCCAAGGTTGCGAAGTACTCGGGTCTCGTCCAAGCCCCAGTAAACGGCAATGTCATAGATGCCGTCTTTCTCCGCAACTATTCTGTGCTTTGGTATGACGCTGTACTTAGACGGATTGCGAGTCCGCAAGACTAGCGCCTTGTCATTTACGATCTGCATTGCTTCTCTCTTTATGGTTTGCGGCACACGTACTTTGCGCGGTCCGTCAAAAAATGTTGTTGTATGTAACCTCTTTGCCTAAGTCTGATAAATGCGTCATAGAAAAAGTCATCCTGATTGATGGTGTCTTGATCTACCCACGCATCTCCGAAACGTACCAACCAGAGATCGGCTAGTACGTCAATCGGCACGTCATCATTTGACGGAGCCGTCTGCATTCCTTTTATATGATCGGTTTGCAGTCGCGCTCTTAACTCGAATATTGCTTCTAGTTGTGGCGCCGCCTTTTGAAAGGGGCCGTTTGTGATCGACATCTTTGCCATCTCCTTTATGAACGAGCCCTTCTTCTTCCATCATGCGGCGCGCTTTGTTACGAGCAGCGCGTTTCTTTTTAACTGCGGGTGTCCCATCGTACTGTTCGTACTCTTTTTTATAGGGACGGGGTTTGTTTACGTAAGGCATTTTTAGTCCTTAATGATGCGGGTTAAATTCACAGCCCTTAACTTGACACCACTTACACAGGGGCGTTTGGTTAGGGTTCCAAACATTGTTCTCAAAGCACGCCTCTAGTCTAGCGGTTCGTTCACGATAACGCCACCATGCCGCGTCTTTTTGATCGCGCGTCATCTGCATCTTGACCATGCTGTTTTTGACAATAAACAACAGGGCTGAGTTGACCTTGCGGATATGGGGGTAGTGCTCAAACACCATGATGGACATCAGGATTAGCTGGTCACGATCTGGGTACTTGTCGTTCCCTGTCTTCCAGTCCACCACCCACGCCGTCAGGTTGTCGTCGTCAATGATCAGCATGTCGGCTATGCCCCGTACCCACACGTCCTTGGCTTTCCAATCGGTAGGCTTCAGGTCTACGGTGAGCGCCATCTCCTGCTCGGCTAGCTTACGTCCCGGTTTTGCTAACAGCTTGTCAACAACTGGCTTGAACTGGCTGTGCTCTGGCGGTATCTCTTTGCCGTCCCGAATGTATAACTCCAAGGACTCGTGTACTTGGTTTCCGTAACGTGTTGCCTCGGTCTCTTGGAACGGGTAGTTCTTCAGAACTTTGACCTCATGGTAGCGCCTAGCGCACCCCTCAAAGTCTTTTAGGGAGCTGTGGCTCCATGCAGGTTTTTTCATCAGAACTCCGCAGAAAGGATGGCGTCATTGAGACGGCGAGCAAAGGCGGTTACAAACTTCTCGTCACGCGTCAGAGGGTGGTGCATGTCGTGCAGTATGGCGTGGGTTAGCTCGTGCCAGAACGTCTCGCTACGTTCTCCGTCTGCCAGTTTGTAATTCAGAGCGTGGGTTGCCACATCAATAACCTTTTCCGTGTAATCAATCTGACCTAGACATTTGGTAATCTCCTTTGGCTGATTGATTGTGTATATTGATTTGCCAACCTCAATAGTTTTTGGTAATAACATTTGCTTCTCCTAGTTTTTAGCTAATCCATATCGGCGGTGTGCGCCACCGTCAGCGTCCAAAGGTATGCCCAGCATATACTTCGGCTCCATAGTCATCTGCGCCAAGACCCAAGTCTTCGCGTCAGACACTTCTTCGTCTGGTACAACGGCGATTAACTCGTCGTGTACCGTGCCCTTGATGGGGTATCTTTTCCCCACTCGGAGCATCCCATCCGTCATAACGATACGCGCTGTTCCTTGAACAATGTTGTTCGTTATCTTGCCCGGATAGAGCTTGGTAGCGTCTGGCCCGTATACCCACTGGCTCCTACCGTTTTCATCTTTAACTTGTCGTAAATTCGGATACAAGAGCCGCATGCCGTTGGGCAATACGATCTCCTCTTTTCTGAAAGTGATACATTTATACACCACTTCTTCGCCGCCTGCAAGCGATTTAACAAGCAGCTCTGCGCACATATTCCAGAACGATACGACAGGCCATGCGGTGCTCCGGTAGATGTCGATGATCTTCTTTGCCGCTACGGCATGTGTTAACAAGTCGTCAATAGAACAGGTGTGCGGTATGGCTTCCAGCTTCTCAACGTTTTCTTCGTTGTCGACAAACTTCTCCACATAGTCCCGATCGACGCCCAGCTTCTTGGCAAAGTCTTTCGTGTACATAACTGGCGGTGCGCCAAGGAAGCCGGTCAGTAACTGCGCCGCAAAGGATGCCCAGCCCAAGCCATAGCCACAGCCCAGAAGCGCCGACTTAGCAGACTGCCGAAGATCAGGATGGCTCTCTTTGGTCATCCCCGGAATGTTGAACATCTGGGCACCAAACGCCGCGTACGGGTCGCCGCCTTGCTTAAAGATCATAAGCATGTCTTCATAGTCCGACAGCCATGCCAGAACACGAGGCTCAATCTGAGACAAGTCACCAACAACTAGCTGGTGCCCCTCTGGTGCCATGATGGCTTTGCGTAGGAACGAGCCGCGCTTAAGGTTCTGCATGTTGATGGCGCTGCCCTTGGATGCCGTCCAACGCCCAGTCGCCGCTCCGTAGTAGCTCAGAGGCACAGGCAGGGGTCCGCGCTTACTAATGTCGAGGAACCGTTGGGCTCGGGTACGCTCGGTTGTTGACTTCACCGCTAGGCGAGCCTCACACAACGCTGACACATCTTCGTTGTCTCCATTGAGCAGGGCTTGGAACAGGGCATCGTTCTTGGCAAGTGCCAGCGTTTCTTTGCCTGTTGTCTTACTGACTTTCTTTGGTGGGGGCACCCCCATACTGATCAGGATGTCAGCAAACATCGGGTTGGATGCCAGCTGCTTTTCTTCTACACCAAGACGTTGCAGTAAACCCTCACGGCGTGCTTTCTCGTCAACCAACGCCTGCTCAAGCATTGCGCTATCCAACTCAAGCATGGGCTCGGTATACATCTTGAGCGTCATGTTGACCAGTCGTAGCTCTGACGCAGGGTATCCCACTGCAAGCCGTTTGAATATCTCTTCACAGAGAAAGACGTCGTGTTTGCAGTATGCCGCAAGTTCTCCTTCTGTCTCACTATCCAATTCACGCAGTCCATTGGTCGAATGTACGGCTTGCCCTTTGTCGGGAAGACCAAAAGCGTTTGCGAGTTTCGCGAGGGAATTGCCAACCTCCACGCCGCGTAAAGCTCGCGCCATTGATAGGGTGTCGAATATGAATGCCGGGGATACACCATACCGCCATCCCAGTATTGACACATCGAATTGTGCGTTGTGCGCAAGCACTGCAGTTCGTCCCCAATTGATTCCAGAAACGTACTCAGGTATGTCGCATCCTCTAACCCATTCAATTGGTTCGTCGCTTCCGTATACATGGAAGCAAGCTCCGAAGTCTCTAAATTTTTCATCGCGTATGTACTCCTCCGTTGTCATCTTGCTCAACGTAAAGGACTTGCTGTCCCAATACGTCTCGAAGTCAACAGTTATGATTTGGTCGAATGGCTTACTCAATTCATCATCTCCTTTGGTGGCGCGTCTTCCATCACGGCGCAGTTGAATAGCTCGTAGCCCTCGCTAATGAGTTGCGCTATTTCTAGTTCGTTGGCATTGACTGCCATTACAGACACCGTGTCTTCTCGGTCGATCAACCACACAGCTTTTTGGTGCTCGGTTATGCACGCGGCTAAGATAGCGCACATACCCGCGAAGCGTTCTTTGTCGTCTTCCGGCAGCGAGTCGAAGTTCGCTATTGATCGCTCAATGATCTCAAACATTTTCATAACTTGTCCAGTATGTCCGGCAGCTCTTTGATGTTCTGCTCGTTTATAACGACGGCTGTGCCGCCTGCGGCTTTGATACGCTCGAGGTGTGCATTTTGTAGCGCGGTGGTTTTGCCTTTGCCTGCCTTAGCTTCTATGGCTAAGAAATGACCGTTCCTACAACAAAGGAAGTCTGGCACCCCGCTGTTGCCGTAGCCTGTGCCGATGGGCATGGCGTAGTACGTGGCTGTTGTATCTAAAATTTTCCTGATCTGTTTCTTGACCAGTGCTTCCGGCGTTGACGCCATGATTGTTCTCCTGTTAACAAGTTAATGGGCGGGAGGGAAATGTAGATTCGGCGCCCTCCCGAGCTTCGCCGTGGGGAGATCGAGTTACTGCTGTATCGGACCGCCTGAAGGTCTTGGTGGCACAGTAACTACATTCAGCGTGCTTGAGACATCTACAAGGCCTATGACTATTCACTCACACGCTGACCAACCAGGCTCACCACCCTGAGCCGGACGTTTCTTTCAGCTTCTGCATGTAGTGCAGAGCTTTGTCTGCGTCAGGACTATCTTTCCTGCCGTGACGCAAACTGTATTTGATGATGTTGCCTTTTAAGAACCCAATGAATTCCTCGCGGGTCAACACCGATTCCATCACAGCCCACGGTTGTATGGGCATGTCTTTGTAGTGTGTGCCGCCGTATTGGATGTCATCGGCACTCGTACCATTTGATCCCTCAGTAAGAGCTTGCTTATCCGCGCGTATCGTATTTAGGCGCTCGTAGTATTTCAAAAAGCCTTCCATGCCTTGCAGTAAAGCTGTGAATTCCAAAGCCCCGTAAAGTTTGATCCGGACCTCTCCGGCTTCGACAGTTTCACCGTCGATTTTTACGTATATACCGGCACCGCCAAAACCTTCTGTATTCAGCGTCAAATAAGTTTCTTCGCTGTTACCGCCTGTGTTGTCATTCGTTATGCAAACGTTAAGAAACCCCACATGATCCGGCACTTTTTCTGCTAGATCGAAGTTAATGAAAGGTTTAGCTTCGGGTTGATTAGTCATGTTGTTCTCCTTAAAATGGTGCGTCTTCTGTGTCTTCAATACGCCGCTTTGTCTGCATGCGTAATCGGCGCTGTACTTCCTTCTCGCTCGGTAACGTCTTCGGAAAGGGCCAAGTGGCTGAGGGCGTAAATGTGCTCGAGTTTATGTCGGAG